CTATCGTTTTTATCGTATTGAAACTCACAAATTATATCGATTGGTCTTGGTGGTGGGTGACTTCTCCTTTATGGATTCCAATAGCGATATTATTAGCTGTAATCTTTCTCGTTTTCATATTAAAAGCGATGTTCGAATCATAACTAAATTACACACGACAATGACACATTGGAAAACTCAATTTAATTATGACTATTTAGGCGCTTACAGCCTACCGGACGGAAAAGATATAGTTCTCACCATCCGTGAAACGAAAAGAGAACAGGTAGTCGGTGCGTCTGGAAAGAAAGAAGAATGCTTCGTCGCTTACTTCTTCGAGAATGTAAAACCGATGATCCTCAACCGGACGAACTGCAAAACTATGACGAAGATTTTCAAAACACCGAATTTCGAGGAATGGATAAACAAGCAAATTCAGATAGGTGCGGTAATGGTGGACGCTTTCGGCGAAAAAGTTGATTCGCTCCGTATTCGTCCATTCATCCCGAAAGTTGAAAACTCATTGCCTACGGTTGAAACTGGATCGGTGATCTGGAAAAACATTCTAGACGCATTGGCGGGCGGCTATACAGTTGCGCAAGTCCAAATGAAATACAAACTAACAAAAGAACAAATCAAAGAATTAGTAGCACATGAAATCAAGTGAACAAAAGGAATTTGAATGGAAAGAAAAGAGACGTGGCAAAATAACAGCCTCTACGCTTCCCGATTTGATGAAAGCGGGCAAAGGATGTCCGTTCGGTAAAGCCGCGTTGGATGCGATGTATTTAGTACGATACGAGCGTAGGACCGGGATGATGCGAGAAAACGGAAGTGCAAAGGCTTTTGATTGGGGGCACGACAACGAACCGTTAGCGGTTGAGTGGGTACGGAGTCAATTAATGAACGAGATCAAGTCGTGTACAACCGATTTTTACGACATTGTTTTCAATGAACCGTTTGAAGGGTTCGGAGATTCACCCGATTTCTATGTGTATGGATTCGACGGGAAAGTTATCGCTCTAGGCGAAATCAAATGCCCGATGTCGCAGGGTAAAATCGAATCTTTGCAATTCGGGAATACCATCGACGAAAAGGACGAATATTATTGGCAGTTCCTCGGTCATTTCCTCGGTCGCCCGGACGTAGATAAGTTGTATTATGTCATTTATGACGGCTATGTAAATGAAGGTCGAATACTTGAAATGAATCGCGCCGATCATGTGGAGAATATAAAGAAACTCTATGACCGTATCCGGTTAGCTAGTGAAATGATAGACGAATCTATTCGTTCCGGTCTGGATTTACTTGATTGTGTCGATAAGGCAAAATCGGTCCTAGAATTAAAGATACAGATCGAAACGTTAAAGCCGGATGCGAAAAACAGCGTACCGATCAAAAATCAGATTTATAAGCTACGGAAAGAAATACGCAAACTGACAAAGAAATAACCGTCACAACACTAACACAACACGATTAATCACATTTTTTATAAACGCTTTAATAAACACGAAATTATGCACAATTGGTTTTTAACAAAAATCCGTTACGAGAAAGTAATGGAAAACGGAATGCAAAAGAAAGTAACAGAACCGTATTTAGTAGATGCGCTAAGTTTTACTGAAGCAGAAGCGCGAATAACCGAAGAAATGACTCCGTTTATCTCCGGTGAGTTTACAGTGTCCGATATTTCCCGCGCACATTATAGCGAGATATTTACGAGCGAAGAAGATTCTTCCGATAAATGGTATGCCGGACGACTCGCTTTTATTACGGAGGACGAAGTAAGCGGCAAAGAAAAGCGGACTTATACGAATGTTCTGGTACAAGCCGCAGACATTCACGACGCAATGAAGAAACTCGACGAAGGTATGAAAGGAACGATGGCGGATTATTCTTCGATTTCGTTGAAAGAAACGGCGATTGTAGATGTCTACCCATATGGAGTAAAGGAGGGAGAAAGTAAATGAGAAAGATTCTGTTTGTTTTAATGGCTCTTTGCCTGTTCTCGTGTGATCGGAATGGATTAAATAACCATTTGGTTAAAGACGCCAAAGGCAATGTCTATTTTTTAAGAAGTATTTCGGGTAATGGATACCATGTATACAAATGTGATTCCCTTGCGGCTGATTCTCTTAAATTCTAATAATAAGTCGGGTGAAAGTCCCGGCAAATCGGATAAGTGGCGGAATTGGTAAACGCTCCACCCTAGTGCGTGGAATTGGTTCCGATCGTGACGGACGTTCGCAAGCGGTCTGCGACAAATCTCGGTTCAAATCCGAGCTTATCCACATTCACAAACCCAAATAAAGACATGGCAAAGTATAACAATGTAAAGATAGAGGGATACGACTCTAAAAAGGAGTATCGGCGCGCTAAGGAGTTGAAACTACTCGAAAAGAAGGGGATTATAACCGGATTGCAAGAGCAAGTAAAATACGAGCTTATTTCGCCCCAATATCGTTTCTATGAAGTGCAGGGAGTGCGGAAGATGCTGCGTAAAAAGGAACTTCTAGAACGAGGCGTTTACTATATCGCAGACTTCGTTTATTATCGAGATGGCTAGTATGTCGTTGAGGATACGAAAGGAGTTCGAACAAAGGAGTATATAATCAAACGGAAGCTCATGCTTTACGTTCATGGAATCAGAATAAAGGAGGTATAAAATGGCGAAGAAAACAACACAGGTACAAAAAAGCGATTGCCGGACGTGTCGGAATGGTGGAGAAGAAAAGAACTTTATTTGTTATTGCTCCGTCCTTAAAGTGGGGCGGTCCATAGGGATAAGGATTTGTAGTTATTATGTAGCGCGATAGACTTTATAAGTGTGATGAATATAGACGGATATACGCTAACTGAGAAGATGAGAAAAGCGAGACGACGTTTCAGATTTACCGCCACCGAACAAGCCCTATTTTACGAATTAGTGGCTATTTGTAACGGCGAAGATTGGAGGGACGTTTTCGATTGCTCGAACATTGAACTTTGTTTTGCGCTTAATGTGAATGAGAAAACACTAATAAAAGCCCGTGAGTCTTTAATAAATGCAGGATTGATTTATTATAAATCTGGTAAAAGTAGACGTGTTGTTAGTTCCTATTCTTTTGTGAAGGAGTTTAAAACTACCGTAATGACTACCGTAAATAATACGGTAGATAATACGCCCGATAAACCAACCGATAAGAGGGGAGATAAGACAACCAATAGTACTATCAATAGTACGGACTATAATAAACTAAAACAGAAACCAAACGAAAATATACTCTCTAAAGTCTCTCATGGAGATTTTGATTTTATATCTAACGAGTTTTTAGAGACGTTTATTCTTTGGCTTGAATACAAAAAAGACAGACGGGAAAATTACAAATCGGAAAAGTCGCTTAAAGCGTGTTACAGCAAATTAGTGAAATTGAGCAAAGATAATCCGGCGATTGCATCTCAAATCATAAATGAAGCGATTGCAAATAATTGGGCGGGATTCTTTGAACTGAAAAACAATAAAAATGAATATGGAAACAAGAAGCAAACAAACTCTACCGATAGCGGCGATACTATCATACGGACTACCGTATTATGATGAGCCGATAGAAATAGGGAAACGCCCGGAATGGTTTAAAGCGTGTTGTAAGTACGTTTGTCCCGGTTTTAAGATTGACGACTCCAATAAGAACCTAATGAATCAACTCTTTTTGTATACAGAAGGACGTGGTAAATTAGATACAAACAAAGGGCTATTGTTGAGGGGTGACATTGGGACCGGGAAAAGTACTATCATGCAGATTTTAAACCGATACGGGTATTTCACACGTGGCAAAGCGAAGGGCGGTTATCCAGTCGGTGGTTTTAGGATAGACTCGGCTTCCTTCATTGCGAATAGCTTTTCAATGCGTGGAAAGGATGCGCTAGAGTTGTACACGTACAACAACGGTGCGCCGCGAATGATTTGTTTCGATGAACTAGGACGAGAACCAATCCCGGCGAAGTATTTCGGCACTGAGTTGAACGTGATGCAGTATATTTTTCAATGTCGGTACGAGTTGAGACATGAAGCGATAACCCATGTAACGACAAATCTAACGATCAAGGAAATACAGACTATTTACGGCGCGTATATCGCGGACCGAATAAACGAGATGTTCAACGTTTTGGACTTGAACGGAGCTAGTAGAAGATAATTAAAACAATGAAACTATGCGAAGAAGAAAAAAGAAATTCGTCTATTTCAAGAAAATTCCGGTTCGCGTTGATCTGGACCAATGGCGGCGACTGGACAAGATCAAAACCGACTACCATTTCAAGAGTACATACGAGATCATGCAGTACATTTTAGGCTGCTTTCTCAGGGTTGCTGATCCGATGCCCGACGATGACGACGAAGAAGTATTACCGGACGAAATCAAAGAAATGTTCTATGATCTATCAGAAGCAGAACGACATTTCGAGTATGTAAAACCAAAACGAAAACTACCACAGTACAAGGTGGACGAAATGCACGGACAAAAACGATTAGAAGGATTTTAATATGATTAGAAAACTATCAAACACAAACTATTTGCACGACGTTCCCGCAGAGCGGACCGAAGCAAATGAACGGAATCGGAAGTATATCGACCGATTTGTTTCAGAGAATTATAACGGCTTAGTTGCCAAGTTTTCACCTTTAGACGGCACGATAAATTCAAGCTCATACGGAGCACTCGACAAACTAAACGAAACGATCCTGTCACTTTATACTGATCCAGATTTGCACTTTTCAAGTTGGATCGAAGCGAAACAGTATTTATCGAGTAAGTTTACAGAAAAGGCGATCCGCGTTCCAGTGAAGAAGCCTGTGAAAAGTGAAGTAGGGGAGAATAATGACGAATTTATTAATGATTGAGAAAAGAGCAATGAACATCGGAATATTAGCAGTTGATAGTAATTTTCCCAATCTCGCGCTTATGAAGATAAGCAGCTATCATAAAGCACGTGGCGACAATGTGGAATGGTATAATCCTTTGTGTTCATACGATAAGGTCTACATGGCAAAGGTGTTTTCGTTTACACCGGATTACGGCTACTATATTAATACTGATCAGATCGAGAAAGGTGGTACTGGTTACGATATAAAGAAAATGCTTCTTCCAGATATTGAAAAAGCTATTCCCGATTACAATTTGTATAATATAGACAAGGCTTTAGCTTATGGTTTTCTGACAAGAGGATGCCCTAACAAATGCAAATGGTGTGTAGTTCCTACTAAAGAAGGCAAGATTACCCCATACATGGATATTGAAGAGATAGCTGTCAATGGTCGCAAAAACATAATCCTTATGGATAACAATGTACTTGCATCCGACTATGGTTTACAACAGATTGAAAAGATTGTCTCCATGGGCGTACGAGTAGACTTCAATCAGGGCTTAGATGCTCGCTTGGTAACAGACGACATCGCCCGGCTATTGGCAAGAGTAAAGTGGATGAAGCGCATACGGTTCGGCTGTGACACACCGGGACAGATTGCAGAATGTGAGCGTGCCACGGCTTTGATTGACAAATACGGATACAAAGGCGAATACTTTTTTTATTGTATCCTGCTTAGCGACTTTAAAGAATCGTTTGAGCGTGTCAATTATTGGAAGAACAAAGGCGGTCGGTTCTTGCCGCATTGTCAGCCTTACAGAGATTTAAATAATCCTCGTCAAATCATACCGCAGTGGCAAAAGGATTTAGCCGGATGGGCTGATAAGAAGTGGATTTTTAGAAGTTGCGAATTTAAAGACTTCGCCCCACGCAAGGGGTTTGTCTGTAGCGAATATTTTAACTAATAACAGAATAGAAAGGAGTTAAATATGATTGAAGATAAGAATTATTTAGATAAATCATGGTTCAATATAGGCATGTATGAGCCTAAAGTAATAAAATGGCTGGAAACTCACGATCCTCCATTTGTAATATCACACCCCGAAATATCGAAAGAAGGGATTGAACGTATTACAGTATGTCTGAGATTACCAGTAATCGACAAAAACTGCATAGGACATGGCGGTCACTTGATAGAATTTATTGTTGATTGGCGAAAAATAGAAACAAAGGTATTGGGGCAGACTGGCGCAAGCGCATATTGTCAGCGCTATCCAGTGAAGTGGAATAATGGTAAGCCTTTAGCTATTTTTAAAGACGAATTATTCGTAGAGCAACAATGCCTACAATTAGCGCTCGAACTTTACCAAGGGTGGAAAGATAAAGCACCGACACAGTAACCCTCAAAACTAGAATAGAAAGGAATCAAATTATGAGTAATCAAATATTTTGCAAAGTAAACAAAGAAATGTGCGATGCAGTAAAAGCAATCGCAGGTGATAGAATAGTAGTAGATTGTGGTGCTGGTAGAGGGCTTTTTGCTTCGATGTATGATGGTAAAGTCTTATCAATAGACATTCACCAACCGGATGAGCCTTTGTCTTTCATAATCGAAAAGAATGCTGAACACTACTGTTTTCCGAGAAATTCAATTCCGATTTTCATAAGACCATGCCATTCAAATTTTGTGCATAATACAATCTTAAAAAACAGAAACAAGTTTGATAAAGCTATTTATGTGTCTTTGCCTAAAAATTTAGATGGTGATTTAGATGATAGATTTTATAAGATAACGCAGTATTCCGAATGGGAAGGAGAAGAAGGAGAACGGATATATTTAGTTGAACTAAACAAGCCTAAAGAATCATTTTCTTACTTATCCGGCAAGATTATTCATTTCGCAGACCCCATGCTTTCTTGCCTTGTAGAGACACAAGAACAGGAGTTTAAAGAGAGTGTCGAGTCTCCTTTAGAGGATAGAGGGATTCTTATTGATGGGTTAAGGCTGACTTTGACAGATATGTACCCAAGTGGTGAAAAATACGATTACCTATTTTTTGATTATGGAGGTATGAGTATTGGAAACTCCTTAATGGAATCTTTTTGTAGAGAGATTGTAAGAAATGCTGATATGTACCCAAACAGAACATACGTAGTGGTAAGTACTTTTACCAGTTATGCAATGAAAGATGCAAAAGACGATTTTGGTAAAGATTTACCAAATGTATTTTTGAGTATTAGTGACTTCGTTACTTTTCACAAAAGGTTAAATCAATTAGCGTAAAACAAGATAGAAATGAGCCAAACACAAAATCAATCAAAGTATTATTATTCCCCTCGTTTTCGTCACTTCAATATCTATCGTCGCGATCCAGACGGAGACACAAAGGTAGATGACGCGGCAACGCAGGAAGAGGCGAAACGGAAAGTCTACGAATTAAACGGATGGAATTACAAACCTAAAAACAACACGGCAAAATGAGTAAAGTAAAACAGTACATCGAACAAGCCACAAACGAGCGTATCCGCTCGCGTGGCTTAATCCGAAAAGTCGCTATCGAAGCGGCTCGGATGCAGAGAGACGAAACGAGGCGGCAAGCTATCGAAGTGTATAAACAAATGTGTCCGTCAAAGAATTGCAAAGGTTGTGCGAGTCGGATACATAAGCAGGAGACGCAATCGACTCGATGCGATGGAGATTGCGCACGGATTAGGTTACTTATTAACGGACTAGACCGGATCGAAGCGCTATGAGTAGAAACCCGCATTACATTAAGATGATTAACTCGGTTCGATGGAAACAGCTTCGAGCCGAGAAGCTACGAAACAATCCGATTTGTGAAGTGTGCGAGGCGAACGATCTAAGTACACTCGCAACGGAAGTGCATCACAAGACACCTGTTGAATCCGTACCGCATGAACTCGGAATGAGGCAGCTAATGTTTGATTATAACAACTTGCAAAGCCTCTGTCATGCGTGCCACTCCGAGATACATCGGTGCGCTTTCAGTCATTCGAAAGAAGCGATACAGGCAAATAATCGGAGGGCAACGGAACGGTTTGTAGATCGTTTTTTGAAATGATAAAATTGTTTTTATTGGAAGGGGGGCAAAACCCTTATAAATTTAAAATCACCCACGCCACAGATGGTTGCTGCATGGGTGATTTCGTTGGCACTGTCCACAATTTTGTGTAAATAGAAAACTTCAGGATTCGGGTTTTATACTTGAATCCTGTTTTCAAATATAGTAATAAATTGGTTAAATATCAATGCCCAATTCCAAATAGGTTGGTACCATTTCTTTTCGATTTCGTTAATGGCCAGATAGACAGATTTTTTCAGTGCATCATCATTTGGAAACGATAGCTTATTTTTGGTGTACTTTCTAATTTTCCCATTCAGATTTTCAATAAGATTAGTGGTATAGATGATCTTTCTAATCTCGACGGGGAAATCAAAGAACACGGTCAGTTCTTCCCAATTATTTCTCCATGAGCGTATCGCATATGGATATTTAGCACCCCATTTTTGCTCAAAGTTATCCAACTCCATCTCAGCGGCTTCTTTAGTAGATGCATTATAGATGTTCTTTAAATCGGCAGTGAATTCCTTTTTTTCTTTCCAGACGACATAGCGACAGGAGTTTCTAATTTGGTGTACCACACATATTTGAGTAGTAGAGGCAGGAAATACACTCTTGATGGTTTCCGTAAATCCATTCAGGTTATCAGTAACTGTAATCAGAATATCTTCTACACCACGGGCTTTGAGATCCGTTAAAACGCCCATCCAGAAAGCGGCACTCTCATTTTTACCAATCCACATACCCAATACTTCTTTCAAGCCTTCCTTATTCAGACCTACACATAAGTAAACAGTCTTGTTGATCACTTTGCCGTTTTCTCTGACTTTGAATACGAGGCCATCCATCCAGACAATCATATATAAACTGTCCAAAGGACGATTTTGCCACTCTGTTGCAGCCTGGCTAACTTTATTGGTGATAATGGAGATAGCGGAGGTAGAGAGGTTAATACCGTATATTTCCTGCATTTCCGACTCAATGTCAGCGACGCTCATACCTTTGGCATAAAGAGAGATGACAAGACGCTCGATAGATAAGCCGCGGGATTGATGCTTGGGAACGACAATAGGCTCAAATTCACCTTCCCGATCACGAGGAACCTGAATAACAGATTCACCCATCTCGGTTTGAATCTGCTTCCTATAACTACCATTGCGGGAGTTGCCACTATGATCTCCTTGATTGGAGTGTTTTTCATAACCTAAATGGTTATCCATCTCTGCTTCCAGCATTTGTTCATAAACACGAGTATGAAGCTCTTTCATGAAAGCAGTAACATCTTCGCCAGTCTTAAACTGGGACAGAAACTCTTTACTTAAAAATTCTTTAGGAATGTCCATAAAATCTGATTTTTACAAAGTTAATATATAAATAAAAAAACTACGAGAGAAACCCCGTAGTTTTCTATTTACACAATCAGATGGATAGTCCCATTTCGTTAAAAAGAGAGTTTTGACTTTCTTTCCTTCTCCCTCATATTTGCTGCTATTTTTCTTATAGCTGTTTCTTGAGTTTTGACTCCCTCTGTTTGAAGATGTTCGCAATATTCTTTTATTCTTTCTTTATCCCCTTCTTCATCTTTTGTGCAAAAAATATTTAATTGGTTCAAGCTAAACAGTAAGTTGGTTTTTTTCTCGTTCATATTTCTAAGTTGAGCTAATATTTCTAATCTTGATTCATTATCATAGGTGAATATTGTGATTTTCTTTGATTCTTCCATTTTTATTTGTTCATTAGATTGATTTCGAAAAAAACGTTCAAAATAGTGATAATCGGTACTTCCCAATGAATGCCCAAAAAAGATCACTTCATCAGCATTTATCATATCGTATTGGATATTATGCGATCGAAAATGACGGCTAAATGATTTTATCATAAATAAATATTCATCTTTTACTTCTGCTGAATCTTCAAAGCCTAAGATTATCGATTTATCATCAGCTTTTCCATGAACATACTCTATTTTAATTTTACTGTTAAAGCCTTCCTTAATATCTAATATGCTAAGGATCTTTTCTAAGTCTGTATAATTGTATGTGTATAACTTGTTGAAAAGGTAATTGTTTATAGTAGATGTAATAAGGATACATGCCGATGAATCTTTATTTAAATGGTCATATCTTAAGTCTGATAAATAATCACATAGTGACGTCCTTAACTTTTCGAATTCATCATTTGTCTTGTTTTTTAGGTCGTCTTTACCTTTGTCATTTAGTGCAAATATTTTTAATTCATTCTCAATATCAATCCATTTTTTATTAAGATATGCTCTACTAATATGGTTAAATAGTTTGTACTCTCTTTTGTTATATTTTTGAAAGTGTTCACTTTTAATAAAATCAGAATATTTAGTTGGTAACCCTAAATCTAAATCAAATCCGTTTCCAATTATTAATAAATTATTCATGTTTTTTTTCAAAAATAGTAGTTTTATCATTTCGCTCAAAGTCAAATGGCAATAAATCTTTTCACTTTAGAAATAGGGGGGGCGGTTTTTTTATTTTTTAACGCGATACACGAAACCCACCTCACCCTGTTTTTACACGCGCGAGCAATTTTTGAAATGAGGGGGTGCTCGTTGGGGGTGAGCTTTTCTTCTCGAACTTCCGCGCTACCAAATACTTGCGATCTTTTCATATATGCAAAAACGCATATAAAAATGAGTGATTTAGACGATATAAAAGAAAAGATTCGCGCCGCGATGAACTCGCAAGGAACATACACATCTGATTTGGATTTGTGTATAACTCTTTGCGCAGGTTCTTACATTGCGTTTAAGATCGCTCTCAATGACATAGCAAAGAAGAAACGTTCGTTTGTTACGGAAGTTTCTCGCGAAGGAAATAAGAAGCTCGTGGCGCATCCGGCTTTCAAAGTTTTATTTGATGCGCTCGAAGTTACTCGTAAGCAGTTGCGGGAACTTGGCTTGACACTACAAACTTTGTCCGCGTCTGACGATGACGAGATGAACGACTTAATAAACGAGGTAGATAAGATAGATCGCGATGGAGAAGGAGACTAGAGATAAACTGATTACATTAAAGCAGTCGGTTATCTCCGATTTGCATAATATCGACGTTGATTCATATAAGCTAGGTAAGGCGGACGAAAGATTAAACGTGTATATAAAGGGCTGCATTAATAACCCAAACGCACACAATCTTTATGAGTTACTAGCCGTTCGTCGCTTCTTTTCATTCCTTGATAAATACGAATTTCGCATCAAGGAAGTTAAGAAGTTCGTCACGTTTTACGAGCGTTTGAAGTTCTCCGGCACAAAGGGAAAGACTAGATACAAACTGACTCCGATACAGGTGTTTCAGTTCTCTAACATTCTTGCGTTTTACAAGCCCGGCACAAACAAACGTTTGATTCGTGAAGCTCTTTTATTCGTCCCGCGTAAATTCAGTAAGACAACAAGCGTAGCGAGTCTTTCGATTAACGATTTGTTGTTCGGTGATGCGAACGCACAAACATACGTAGCCGCAAACTCATACAATCAAGCGAAAGTCTGTTTTGACGAAATACGTAATATTTTAAAGTCTCTCGACCCGAAGTTTAGACACTTCAAAATCAATCGAGAAATCATATATAACCGCATAAAGGGAAAAACCTCTTTTGCCCGTTGCCTTGCCTCTAACCCGGATAAATTAGACGGACTTAACGCAAGCATGGTAATAGTGGACGAGTATTCGCAAGCCGATAGCGCCGCGTTGAAGAATGTATTAACTTCCTCAATGGGCGCACGGCTCAACCCTTTAACCGTAGTTATTACGACCGCCTCTGACAAAGAGACAGCGCCGTTTGTGGAGATGCTGAAAATGTATAAAGCAATCCTACGCGGTGAGATCGAAAACGATTCGATATTTGCGCACATTTTTGAACCGGATATAGACGACGAAGAAGGGGACCCGGCGACATGGCGAAAGGTTCAGCCACACATGGGTATAACTGTTTATGAGGATTTTTATATAGACGCCTATCAAAAGGCTTTATACAGTGCGCCGGATGCATTGGAGTTTCGGACGAAGTTACTTAATGTGTTTGCAGTTGATTCGACAACGAAATGGATCGAGGCGAAGCAGATCGAAGAACGATTCAAAGGTATTAGCATAGAGAATATCGGTACTTATCCGCTTACGATGGCGGCGGTTGATTTATCCGTTCGAGACGACTTTTCTACGGTTACCTATAATATCTATTCGAAAGAAGGCGGCTCTTTTCATTCGCATACGGATTACTATTTTCCGAAAGGAGCTTTAAAGGATCATCCGAATCGGGAACTCTACGAAGGTTGGGCGGAAGCAGGGTATTTGATTCTTTGTGATGGCGATATTATCGACTATCAGCAAATAGTAAACGATATATTATCACGGGCGAAGTATTTGCAAATTATGGGTATTGGTTATGACCCTTATAAATCGGCTGAATTTGTGAATCTACTTTCTTATTCGGTCGGTAGTGCAAGCGAATATATTAAGCCTGTCAAACAGACATACGGGACGTTTACGAGTCCGATAGAATCGTTTGAACTTGCCTTATATCGAAATAAACTCACATTCGATCCGAACCCTATTACGCCGTACTGCTTCTCAAACGCAGTGCTAGACGAAGATAGGAATATGAATAAAAAGCCAGTCAAGAAAACGCATAACGCAAAAATTGATTCGACGATAACAAACCTAATGACATTTCATTTATTCAATAATTACACCGAGTAACACGATAAGACTATGGCATTTGAACTTAATTTAAGAATAGGACGCAACAGAGAGGAAAAACGATCTCTACCGTCCGAAGAGGAAAAAATAGTAGAAGTTAGAGATAAAACAGCTAGGGAACAACCAGTTTCGGTAAAGTCTCCCGAACAGGCTATGCGGTTATCGACTGCGTTTAGATGTACCGATATTCTTTCTGGTACTATTGCTTCTCTGCCGCTATACATCAAACGTAAAGAAGATGCCGGAAACTACAAGGTAGATGCCGAAAACGAGTTGCATTATCTGCTGACTAAAAAACCGAATAAGCGCATGAACAGTTACGACTTAATATGCAATGCGATTATTCAAATGGTTAATCGTGGTAATTCATATATCTTTATCAAGAGAATGTTCGGAGATACGGCAGAATTAATACTTTGCTCAAATAACTCTGTTACATACGATATATACAGAGACGAATATACTATTTGTGATGTAATAAATAGGATATACGGTACTTATCCGGCTGAAAGTATTATCCATCTGAAAAATAAGAGTCTCGATGGTGGGTATACAGGTGTTAGCACGATCACGTATGCAAGCACGGTTCTTTCGGTTTCTGCTAGTGCTGATAATCAGAGTTTGCGTACTTTTCAGAATGGGAGTAAGATTAAAGGTATTATTTCTGGTGTCAAAGGTGGGGGAAAGGGACTTTCTTCTGTTGGCGATAAACAGACTTCCGACGTAGCGGACCGAGTGGAAAAAGACTTTAATAACGGGAGGGATATAACTTCCGTGAGCGAGGACATGACTTTTACACAACTTTCAATAACTCCGGCTGACGCTCAGCTACTAGAAACTAAAAAGTTTTCCGTATTTGATATTTGCCGTTTTTATGGTGTTCACCCAGACAAGGTATTTGCCGGACAATCTACCAATTACAAGGCTTCCGAAATGAGTCAAGTCGCGTTCTTGTCTGACACACTCGATCCTATATTGTGTCGGATCGAGGCTGAATTTAACGCAAAGTTGATACCTAGAACTGTTTCTGGTATCTATAAAATAGAATTTGATCGTAAAGCCTTGTATAAAACAGACATAGCCACACAAACGGCTTGTATGGAGAAGGAAATACAATATGGCGTGTCTACGGTGAACGAATGGCGTGTAAGCCGTGAAGATAAAGCGCCTATAAATGGCGGTGACATTGCGTTTATGTCTTGTAATGTTGCTCCGATTGACTCTCCTAAGATTAAAGGTGAGATTAGTAGCGAAAAAGACGAGCTACCAAAAACAAACGAAAAAAACATAGAGTAAAAAGCAATGGAAATAAGGAGTTTTACAGAGCTAGGCGCACCCAAATTATCGGAGGGTAGAATTATTGAGGGGTACGCTGTTGTTTTTGGGAAAGAAAGTCGTGTGATGTATGACGAGGAAAGGAAACGCTTTTTTATTGAGGTTATCGAACATGGTGCAGCAACCGAAGAACTTATAACCCGATGCGATATAAAGGCGGTACTAGAACACGATAAACGTAGGCTTTTGGCTAGATGCCGTTACGGTTCCGGATCACTCGAATTAAATTTTGATGAATATGGCTTGAAATACCGATTCGAGGCTCCATGTACTAGCGACGGGAATTTTGCTTATGAAATGATAAAACGGGGAGACATATTCGGATCGTCTTTCGCTTATTATACTGATGATAAGGATAAAAGTAAAGTTTCATATACGATGAAAGATGGGATGCTGTTGCGTACAGTACACAAGATTGATTATATATCTGATATTTCCCCTGTTTCAGACCCTGCCTTTTTTGGTACAGATGTAACAGTTAGAAGCCTTGAAAATATAGAACAGCTTCTTAATGGTGATACAAATAGTGATTATTTATCCGAAATAGAAAACTTAGAAAAATTTATTTGACATGACAAAACTAGAAGAAGTAGCTCTGCTTAAAGAGCAAATGAGAAATCTGTTATCACAAGCAAAAACAGAAAAAAGAAGTCTGACAGACGAAGAGCAGACTAAATTCAACGAGTTAATGACTCGTAAAAATCAGATCGTCATCGACGAGACTCTTAGAAGTCTGGAAAGTAGCAAATCTGCAATTTTGCCGGAAAACAAAAGAGCTATCTTTGCAAAGGCTTTATATGACGTTTGCAATCATCGTTCTTTGGAAGAATACGGGAATTTTGCTGATGCAAAGGGGCTTAATTTCTCTATGCGTGCGGAGGGTGATCCTGTAAGAACAAGTTCAACCGATGCCGCTCCGATGATCCCGACAACAATCGGCGATATTATCGAACCGCTTGAAAAGGGGCTTATTGTTAATAAGTTGGGTATTAAGATGCAATACGGTTTGATTGGCGAATTGATGTTTCCGACATTGGCGGCTGTAGAAGCTACAATTGAAGGCGAGAACACCAAAATAAATCCGACAAAACTGGATATTGGTAATTTAAAGGCGCATCCGTGGCGTTTGGGTATTTCTATCCCATTGTCTAACGACGCAATTGATCAGACAAACGATGCTTTGTTTGATGTCACCGTTAAACAATTGTCTTTGTCAACTGCTCGTACATTGAATAAGATTATGTTTGCCGGAGAAAAGCAGGGACTTGCCTCAAAAGGTGTGTTTGTGAAAGATTCTCCAACAGTGGAGTATGAAGTTGCTCCCACATTCGAGGACGTTGTAGCGCTAGAAACCGCAGTAATGGATGAAAACGTAGATGTTACTGACGGAACGGCAGCATATATTTGCAGTCCGAAAATGTGCGGTAAATTAAAAACTACACGTATTGAAAAAGGTTCTCCCGAAATGGTTCTTAAAGACGGGATGATGAATGGCTATCCGGTGTACATGACTAATTACATGGGTGCGGATGAACTCGGCTTCGGTGTCTTTTCGAACGTTGGTATCGGTCAATGGGGAAAAATTCGAATGACTATTGACGATGTGACTCTAGCAGACACTAACGAAACGAAGTTTACGCTAAACTCAAAGTATGATATTGTTGTAGCTCGCCCAGAGGCATTCGCAATCGCGAAGAAGAAAGCGGTTGCAAAAGCTGCAAAAGCATAACACACTACTAACTACTTAAAAACGAAAAGGCTTTGGCTTCATAGCCTTAGCCTTTTTTCATACTTATAATTATGCCACAATACGTAACACTCGAAGAACTCAAACAGCATTTAAATGTCGATTTTGATACGGACGATACATATATAACCGAACTTATTGAACCCGTTCAACTTGCAATAGAGGCGTATTTAAACGCTCCGTTGGAAGGTTTTGCAAAGGAGGGGAAAATTGATCGTCGTATTTGGCACGCAATCCGCATACTTATTGCGAACTATTATGCTAATCGTGAATCGGTTACATTTGCCACACCGCAAGTAATACCGGGACACGTAGAACTATTACTGCAACCTTTAAAGCGATACACATAATGCAAGCGGGATTATTAAACGAAATGATTGGCTTTTATCGTAGTGAATCAATCCGGGATAGCCTCGGCGGTACGTCTGAAAGTTGGGTGAAAGTATTCGATAAGCGTGCGTATATCCGTTTTAAGTCTGGTGCACGAAAAGAGGCTAACGGCGAAATCTATAATACGACCGTAAACACGATAATGATTCGCATTTGTAAAGAGGTCAACGCTAAAATGCGGATCGAATACGACGGGCAGAAATATAAGATTCTATCTATCAATCACGATCGGAAGCAGCAGGCAACGGTCATAGAAGCGGAGGTAATCAATGAGTAATGAAAACTATACTGGGCGGAATTTGTATCGCGTCGAGGTAGATACAAAAAAGGTAAACGAGTTGTTGGACCGCTTGAATGATGATGAAGCAAAGAAAGCGATTAAATCAGCATTAAGAAGGTCTATTCTCATCATTCGCAAACAGGCGCAGGAAAATTTAGTTTCTGCTGTTACAGACGCGGAGTTTTCGAGTACAAAAAATGGTTCGACATTCAAACCGTTAAAGAATGAAATAAACGTAGCAGTTTATCGCAATGCTTCCGGCGCACGGGTTGACCTGATCGACCGACGCAAAAAGGGATCACGCGCCTATATGCTGAAATGGTTTGAATCAGGAACCAAAGAACGAGCTACCAAAAAAGGAGCGAATAGGGGTAGTATAAATGCTTCTCACTTCTTTTCTAATGCGGTCAAATCGAAGCAGAAAGAAGCGGAGGACTCACTAGAGCAAAATATAATTGATTCTATAATGAAAGTAGCAAATAAAAAGAAATGAGTTTATCAATAGGCGCACACGTATATAAGAAACTAAGCGATTCTACGGAGTTGGCAAAGTTGGTTACTGATAAAATCTATGCGATCTCAACCAAAACGGAAACATCTTTTCCGTTCGTAATTTACAAACGTAGTTCTCTAGTTCCAGAGTACACCAAAGATCGTTACGGGACCGGGGATGCTGTTTCGGTTGAGATCGCCGTTGCTAGCGACAATTATCTGAACTCTATTACTATCGCGGAGGAAGTGCGCAAGGCATTAGAGAACAAGCGAGGAAGCTACGGCAGTTTCGATGTGATCGACGCAAAGTTAATGAGTGCGGACGAGGATTTTATTGAAGATACTTTCATTCAACGTCTCGTATTTTCTTTTAAAACAGAATAACTAACAAATAAAACACGATTAAAATTATGAGTAAAGCAAAAGCAGTATTAGGAAAAGACCTAATGTTATTTGTAGAGGCTAAGGCGCTAGCTTTGGCGACTTCCTGCAAATTAGGTTTGTCGGCTGAAACTATCGACACGCAAAGTAAGGACTCCGGCATTTGGACGGAAAAGGACATTAAAAAACTGTCTTGGAACGCTTCGAGTGATAACTTGTTTAGTGCTGACGCTGACGCGAATAGCTACGACAAGTTGTTTGCCTTGTTTATTGAACATAAACCTATTACGTTGAATTTTGGCGTTATAGCTAATGCGAATGAAAACGAAATGCCCACTGCGGGGTGGACGCTTTCACCCGGTTCCTATACTGGAAAGGCTGTAATAACTTCTTTAGAAGCGAACGCGCCGGATGGAGATAAAGCGACTTTTTCAATTAGCTTTGAAGGTACGGGACCGCTTAAAAAAGAAACTACCGTACCCGCTAGTAAGTAATCATGAGCGGCGCTTTGCCGCTCTAAAATTATTATTCAATGAAAACAATATCAATTAACGGAAAGGACTTCGTCTTAAAATACTCGCTTCGGGCGTTTTTTATCTTTGAAAATCTATCCGGCTATCCGTTCCAATTTGGTAAAATGATAGACGAATTTCTTTTGTTTTATTCGTTCCTACTTGCAAATAACGAATCGTTCACAATGGAATTTGACGAGTTTATAGATTCGTGCGAAAGCGATCTGACATTATTCAATCAGTTTAAAACACTTCTTTTGGATGAGATCAAACTACGTTCGCAATCGGCAGGAAGTGACGTAAAAAAAAAGAAGGTGACGACGCGGAAGAAAAAGTAGTAAGTATCCGCGAACTCTATTCGCGTGTTGTCGGAGAGGGCGGTATCGCTCCTGATTACTTCCTCGATAAAATGAGCTTTATCGAGGTCGAATCGTTTCTAGACGGATTGAATCGACGCAATCGCGAGTCATGGGAGCAAACTAGATTGCTAGGCTACATCATAGCGCAATCGAATAGCACAAAGACACTAAAGCAAACCGACATACTCCGCTTCCCGTGGGATGAAGAAGAGAAGAAAGATACTAGCGTAACTAACGAGGATATGAAACGGCTTAGAGCTAAAGCGAAAGCATTTGAATCACAATTAAACACGAATAAAGATGTCTGATATAGTAACACGACTATTACTTAAAACGAATGACTTCGACGCGAATTTGGAAAAGTCAAAAGGTAGTGTAAATCGCTTTCAGGGTGATATTAGCAATATGGCTAAATCTGCCGGGGCGGGAATAGCTAAATTTGCTGCCGGAGTGGGACTAGCTATGGGGGCGGGTGAGTCTTTCATGAAAGTAATTCGTTCCACTCAATCAACCAGTGATGAATTTGATAATACTCTAAATGCTTGCAAAGGAACTGTTGATATATTCTTTCAATCATTATCGTCTGGAAGTTTCGAAGCTTTTAATAATGGTATATTAAGCACCATCTCTAATATGAAGAATCTATCTGCCTTGCGTGATTCATTAGCCGATGCTAAGTTATCTATGGGATTTAATAACAAGGTGTTTGAAGCTGAGTTTACCAAATTTGAATCAATAATTAGAGATACTACAAAAAGTCGTAAAGAACGCGAAAGCGCTTTTAAAAGTCTCCAATCTTTAAAAGATAATTTTAAAGTAGATGTAGACGATACGTTATCAGGTGCCGAAAAAGAATTGATACAATCTTTGAATACTAGAACAGGACGCAAAGATTTCAATATTGATGATATACATAAATATATATCTATTAATAATAATGACTTTTCAACAAGAAAGGAGAAAAGTGCTCTTACTGCTTATCAAAAGCAACTATCAGAGTATGATAAGCAAATGAATCTAATGCGAGGCAAAATCAACTCCACAAAAGGTGATACTAATGAATTTACCGGAGAAACTAAAATGCAAATGCGGCAAAAACTTCAAGATTTAGAAACACAAAAAAGAATATTTATTCAGCAGAACGCAGAACTCGAAAAGCAGAATTTTCTCAATCAGGACAATGATGCTAATCGAATAGAAATGACAAAAAATTACGAGTATACGTATGATCTAAAGAAACGTATGTACGATTTCGATAAACGTACTTTAGAGCTACAAAATAGTTTAAAAGGTTCAACTCCTAAAGAAACTCCCAAAGTAGATTCTGTTGTGTGGTATGATACTAAAATCTCAGAGTTAAATAAAAAACTTATTTCCGAGACTGATGTACAAATAAAATCGACAATTAAAGCTACTATCAACGAACTAGAACGAAAAAAAATAAAATTGCAGATTGAAGAAAGTGGCGACAGTATAGAAGCGATAAACATTCAGATGTCCGCATTAAACAAACAACTCATTGCTGAAACCGATATGCAAGCGCGTGCAACGATTCAAGCAACGATAAACGAGCTAGAACAAAAGAAGGTTAAACTCAAATTTGTAGTCGATCAGGAGGCGTTCAAAATCGCTCACGGCGAAATGAAAGACGGCGCCTTGCCGATTCCTATAAAGCCTACATACGATAAAGTTCCGACACATGGGAAGACTGGAAAAGAGTTTAAATTACCTAAACATGATCCACTCTTTAAAAAAGAAGATATAGACTTGAATCAAGAATATGCCGAATCGCTTGCAAATATTAGTGGAGTCGTTGGGAGTATGTCGGGTCTATTCGATGATAATACGTCTTCGGTCCTACAGTGGGGAGTTAGCTTTCTGTCAACTGTCGGGCAAGCTATTCCGAAGATACTTGAAATGGCTTCTGCAAATGAAGTAGAAGCGGCAACGGCTCAAAAAAGCGCAATAGCAAACACGGCGGCAGCATCCGGTGAGGTTTTAAAAGCTCACGCAGGAATACCCTTTGTCGGTATTGCTCTAGGTTTGGCGGGTGTTGCTGCTATTATTGCCGCTATGTCAAGTATGCCGAAGTATGCAACGGGTGGTATTGTTCCGGGCACATCATTTACAGGCGATAAAGTTCCGGCTTTATTGAATAGCGGCGAAATGATATTGAACGGGTCGCAGCAAAGTAATCTGTTTCGTATGCTTAATTCGGGTTTATACGGTTCGCTATCGCAGAAAATAGCACCGAGTGGAAACGATGATATTCGCTTATATAGCGATGTTGAAATAAAAGGAGATCGCATATTTTTAGCATTACATAATCACATCAAGAAAACAGGTAAAAGACTATGGTAAACTACGGTACAATATACATACTTCCTTTCAAATCTCGAAAGGAAGTTTCTTATTTGATTGAGATACAAAAGGAAAACTATACGGGCGATTCTGTTGAGTTGGTCGGTAGTGGTAGTTCTCCTTTCTCTGTTTCGATTGAGGACGAAGATTTCTTGTATATTCCTACTCGATTCTCAAAAGCGGTGATTCGTGTTGTGGGTGGTGATTATTTGCAAAGTTTATATTCTACCGGGTATCAACAGTATAGGGTGAATTTTAAACGTGAAAATAACATTGTCTGGACGGGATTTGTAAAACCGGAACTTTATACGCAGGATTACACATCTACCAAATTCGAGCTAGAAATAGACTGCATTTCTGCAATGGGTACGCTAGAATATATCAATTATAAGCAGGGTAGGAGTGATACTAGAAGTTTTATAAGCATCTGGGAGTTATTAAAAATGTTCATATCTGAGTCTCACGGGTGTTATTCCTCCGTCTTTATTCCTCATGTGTACGCTAAAGATCAATCTAGTTATAATAAAGAATCAAACATATTAAAGGAGTTAACGATCAGCGAACAAAACTTCTTTGACGAGGACGACAAGGCGATGACATTAAAAGAGGTTTTAGAAGAAACTTGCAAGTTTTTGAATTGGACCTGTGTAGATTGGTTGGGAAATTTATATTTTGTTGATGTAGACCACAAAGGAACATATCACGAGTACAATCTTGATATGACATCTTTTACTCAGCAGTTCCCTAACCGATTCAAAGTTTCCGAGATTGGTTTTGCGGGTTCAGAGCACTTCCTTGATATTCTTCCCGGTTATAACAAAACGACAATAAAGTGTAGTAATTATTGTTACAATGATATTATATCGGAGGAAGAATTTAAGAAGTTGAGTACGTTTGCTGAAAGGAAAACCTATAATTATAAACAGTATTATGAAACAAGGCAGTATCTAAAGAGCAAGGTGTTTAAACTCCCACGCTATGAGAATCTCAATGATAATAAGCCTTATTGTAATTTAGTAGACGAGAGCGTAACCAATGTGTACATAGACGAACCTACACGATATTTTCTAGGCGGTTATTGTGCTAAGAGGTGCGAGTACGAAGTGAATGACGGCAAACCAAATATCTCTGATTATAATTGGGAATATCTTTATCAATTTAAATTAGTATCGGATTACAACTACACGTATCCGAGCACTGTTCCGCCCACAGGTGACGAACAAGAGGACCCAGATTGGAAGCCACCAATGATAACGGTTCCCAAACAATTAGGAACCGGATCGCCTTTATTGAAATTTAAAGATAATAAGCCAATTAAGTACTTCGATGGAGCTTTCGGTATCAGTATGTCATATAGTCATCCATTGAATGCTAGTAATATGACATCGTATGAGAAATATAATTCTGGTGGTGTCTTTGGCACGGAGATAGCATGTAGATTAATTGTAGGTGACTACTACTACACTAATAATGGTTGGGTTAAATCCACTACAAAACCGACGGGACTAGATTTGACTTTTGATTTGGACTTTAAATTAAAGAAGCCGGATGAATGGGTAAAAAACGAAAATACTAAAACTCTAAGTATGCCTTACGAAGGTTTGACCGGATACGTGATCGAGATTCCGAACAATATTAATCTGTTCGGACAATTAGAATTTGAAATTTTAAAAAAGGTATGGCTCCCGGAAGGAGTGTCCGGATATGGCTTTTTCTTAAAAGATATAAAAATAGATTTTAAAAAGAAGGTCATAGATAATAATAACATCGAAGAGAATAATTCGGATCGGATTTATGAGAATGTAGTGAATGAAAGCTATATTAATCCTCTTGATGAAATAGAATTTAAAATATCAAGTTACAATAATGACGGAGCGTGTTACAGTAAGGTAATGTTAGGGAGTGACTATTTAAGGGATAATCTTTATTCATCTATCGAAAACGCTTTAGTACGTCCAGAAGAACAACTAATAAGAAGGATAATTAACCAATACGGAGCTACCAAAATAAAGCTAACACAGGTATTAAAGAATAGCGAATCTATTACACCTATATCTGTGATTTCAGACAATTATATGAATGGGAAAAACTTCATCGTTACAGGTGGTGAAATAGACTTTGCGGCAGAACAGTTCACCTGTAAAATGATACAAACTAATGGCTATACAAATAAAGAATAAGGCTATCCCTGCATTGCCACGATCAAAGAACTATCCCGTCGGGACTACTATCTTTAATTCCGGCGGTGGCTCTCAATCTTCTTCTAGTTCCGGTCCTGTTTCCGATACGGGATTAACAAAAGAAATTCGTGTCAATGCGCCTCAGACCGGGCACATATCACCGGGCGCTATCTTTAAGCAGGGTACGGGGTATGAGCAAATATTTCGCAAAATGCTATATAAACCTGTTCCTGCTACACTTGTAGGTAAGCTATCGACAGCAAACGATGTAGAATACGGATCGGCAAAGGGCGTACTTACTTATACGGCAACACGCAACGATAACGGCGCTATGATTAAATCGTATTATGATGACAACGAAGAGAATGTACTAGAGTTCTCTTCGGAAGTCAATGCTGCACAAACAGCGATACGTCGTCTTACAGGGAATTATACGAAGGGAGAAACCTACACCGCTACGGCTGTTTTTGCCGCGAGTGATGATTTGGACGAAATAACTTTGAATAATAAGATTAGTGTTAATGTACTCCGTAAATGGTTTGCGGGTGTATGCAGCTCTATTCCTAAAACATCCGACGATGTGCGCTCGCTTGCTAGTAACGGCTTGTACGGCGGGTCCGGTACGTTCAAATTCTCTGCCGGGCAATGGAAGATAGTAGTTATATGTGTACCCGTAAATACTATTAAAGAGATCACTATAGCATCATCATACGGAAATTTTATAGAGAACGAGAAAGTATGTAAAGGTCCGATTTCTATTTCTGTAGAAGGAGCTAATAGGAGCGAAGCGATAGATTATAAAATGTGGGTTATTCAGACGCAGGGATTGAACGACCCGGATTCATTTACTTTTAAAACAATTTGATATGGTAAAAATAAACGGAAGTTCTTTCCCGCACCAGTACAGACGCACAAATTCTTTTCCTATTGATTCAACGGAAACGTGGACTACCATAGAGGACGCAACTGCTTACGCACGCAATACGGACACAGAGGCATATTTGCCTTATTCCGGTCAAGTAATATCTATAGAGGGCGAACAGAGTATATATGTATTGGTAGAGGATGAAACTATTTCTAAAGAAGATGGCAGGGAACATTTTAAACTGCACAAAATTTCTACGGAAGAAGTAGCAGACGGAAAATATTTAAGTAAGATCGTAGAGGATACAGCAGAAAAGCTTATTCACTTTAAAGGCGGGATAGATGTAATAGGCGTTTTATCGGCGGCTATCGCTAAATTTTCCGGCGACATTTCTTCTACTAACTACGTATCAAAGTTGCTAGGATGGATTATCAAGGCTTCCGGTGATGCGGAGTTTAAATCGCTTCGTGTTAATGAATTTTTAGAGGCTGACGAACTGAGATATAACCGTGTGTCTGTTATAGCCGGGGAAGAATGGAACGCACCGGGCGGCGGTATAATAGAATCAGTAAATACGTTAAGTCAAACCATTACACTTAAACTGGAACCGGGCGAGTTGGCTAGCTTGGCAGTGGATGATATTTGTAAAGGCATATTTAACAACCAAACAGGATTCCAGACCGCCTATTTTCGTATTACCGAAAAACTGAGTAATTCGACCTTTAAATACGTGCTTAGAAGTGGCGCTTCTCGTCATCCTGCTAAGCTAATGCACTTCGTTGCGTATGGTAACTTCACGAATGCGGATCGTCAAAGGTCTAGCTATTCAACTCAAAGCTATTCCCGTTATCTTGTAGGCGTGAGCGATTGGGAAATAAAGGTAGGTATGATTGCTATGCAGCTAGGCGACTTGTCTAACTTAAAGCTATTCGGTCTTGATATGACCGGACACAGTGCGTATTTACGCAATATCTATATGTCTGGAACCATCAAACAACTTTCGCAAGATGGGGTTACAGAAGTGCCCGTAACGGCATTCAAAGGGGAATGGAAATCTGGAACATATTTCTATTATGACGAAGTTACACATAACGGGAGTACATATATATGTATTGAAGATAAAACCAATCAAGAACCAAGTGAAACCGCCACAGATTGGCTTAAGCACGTTTCTAAGGGCGACAAAGGTGATAAAGGGGATAAGGGCGATAAGGGTGCAACAGGTGCGACAGGTCCTAAAGGTGAAACAGGTCCTACCGGATCGCAAGGCATTCCCGGTACATCCCAATTCTTCCATGTGAAGTACTCTGCCAACTCGAACGGTAATCCGATGTCTGATACTCCTAATACTTATATCGGTACTGCGGTGACAACTAGCTCAACCGCTCCAACCGGGTACACCTCATACAAGTGGGTGCAGTTGAAAGGATCGCAGGGACCCAAAGGAGATCAAGGTATCAAAGGACCGACCGGAGCGGACGGTAAGACTACCTACCTGCATATCAAATACTCGGATAATGGTACGACGTTCACGGCTAACAATGGTGAGACTCCGGGCGCATACATCGGGCAATACACCGACTTCACGGCGGCAGACAGTAATACGTTTTCTGCTTATACGTGGACGAAGGTGAAAGGTGACAAGGGCGATAAAGGCGATAAGGGTGAACAAGGAACACAAGGAGCAACAGGATTGCCGGGCGCTCTTATTCGTCCACGTGGTGAATGGAAAGCTAGTACGGCATACGTGAATGATTCTCAATACCGGGATACGGTTATTTATAATGGAAATACTTATTCATGTAAAACAAGTCATACATCTTCCAGTTCTTTCGACTCTACAAAATGGACTCTATTCAATGAGTTTATTAATGTCGCTACGCAGTTGTTAGTAGCTCAGAACGCAACGATTGACATATTAGGTACATCCGGTTTGTTTGTTGGCAATCTATCTAAAACGCAAGGATGGATGATGAAAGGAGCTTCGATCAAACATAATGTTACCGGGTTAGAATTGACAGCAGACGGAAAACTTTCTATAGGGAATGGAAAACTTATACTTTCTGCAAATAATACTATTATTCGCGGGACCTCTGGCGGTGACATCGCTATATTTAAGGAAGTTAACGGAATCCCGATGATTGATGCGAAAAATATAAATACCGCCAACTTAGTAGTGACTGCCGGGGCTAAGATTGGAGAATGGAATGTAGCAAAAACAGGGTTACAAATTACCGGACAAAGTAATGCAAATATTCTCCTTAATATGTCCGGTACAAAATTTTTAAGGATAAATGAGAGTCCTAATGAGGCGTTATTGGCTATTCGCAATGACAGCGGCAATGCCCTCCGGTTATATACCGGATTCTCAAATAGTATTGCTCTTAATATTTCCGCACAAGGAAGCGGGAAGGCGATATCATCCGCCGGAGGACACGTATTTATGCAAAGAAACGGTGATGTTTGGAATGCCCCAGGCGCTCTGATCGCAGGAAGAGTTAGTGCCGGAGGATCAATCGAGAACACATGGGGTAATGGTGTTACTTCTATATCGGCATCAAGAAACAGGGGTGATGGTGGGTATACTATATATCATAACTTGGGGCATAACAATTATTACGTAATGGTTACACCGACGTGCTATTGGGATAGAGGATATACATGGGCTGCGGCTATGATATTAGAAAAAACTAATAGCTATTTTCAAGTAGATATAATCCATACAACAGCGGGATCACGTAACGTAGCTTTTGAATTTGTAATGATAGGCAGAAATAAATTTTAATAAATAATGATTATGGAAATAGACTTTAGAAAAATCGAAGTAACAGACATCGAAGGGAATAAGAGTACGTTCGATATCAGCAAGGAGTTAGGTAATACTATCTACCAGAAAACCGCTGATCTGGGCGAATTGGAGTTAGCACAGAGAATCTACAAAAATGGTGAGGTCGAATTGTCAACAGACGAAGCGGAACGCATCAAGGAATACGTGAGAACTAACTTTGTCGCAGTCGTGCAGATAGCGGTTAATGAAGCGCTTGCGAAAGAATGATTTAGCACAAAAAATATATTATAGAACTATATATTATTAATCACTTTAAAAACAGAATTTATGAAAACAAAGTATTTAACAGAGAATTTGAGAACTACACAGGTCGAATCTACTGCAAAAGGCGGTGAGTATGAGTATCATGTTTCTTACGTGTATAATGGAAAGAACCTACTCCGCATGTCATGTAACATCTATAAGGGTAATGCCGAGAATCAATCCTATTCAGGTTGTATGTCATTCGAAAATGGCAATAAGTCGATGAACTTTCCTGTGGATAGTGATATTATCCCGCATCTTACTATGTTTGAAAATATTTTGAAGGAAGTAAATGAGTCGTTGACTGCCGAATAGAGCTACCTAAAACAGACGAACAAGACTACAAATAAAAGACATGGATGAATGGCTAAAAATCATAGGTGCATTAGGAGGATTAGAGGCGATCCGCTTTACTGTTACTTTTCTAGCAAATCGAAAAACGAACGCTCGAAAGGAAAAGGCTACGGCAGACTCGATGGAGTTGCAAAACTTGCTTTCTATCATTGATAATCTGAACAAGCAGATCGAGCGATACGACGAGCGATTAAAACAACGGGACGAAAAAGTAGACACGATTTATCGCGAATGGAGAACATCGCAAGCAGACTGTCAGAATTGGATGCGCAAATACTACGAACTTGAATTAGTTCTAAAGGATGCAGAACACAACCGATGTGACAGACCGGACAGCGAGTGCAGCCGGAGAACTCCGCCGCGTAGACCGATAACTATTAACCAAAACAATAAGGAGACAACAGAATGAAACACTTCACAATTAAGGAACTTTCTCACTCCGATACGGCATTAGCAAAAGGAATTGATAATTTCCCAACGGCGGAAGCTATCAGTAATTTAACAAAGCTAGTAGACAATGTACTCGACCCGCTACGCGAGAAATACGGTAAGCCGATCCGCGTTAGTTCCGGCTATCGTAGTGCAATTCTTAATCGTAGCGTTAACGGTGCGACATCAAGCCAACATCGACTAGGAGAAGCCGCCGATATAACAACCGGAAGTAAAGACGAGAACCGGAAGCTATTCGAAATAATCAAAAACGAATTGCTTTTCGATCAGTTGATAGACGAAAAGAACTTTTCGTGGGTACACGTATCTTTCAGAGAAGGACGTAATCGGAAGCAAGTATTAAAGCTATGAAACGGCTAATTTATGTTACTATGTTGTTAACGTTAGCAACATGTTTTGTATCCTGCCGGACTCAATACGTTCCTGTTGAGACAGTTCGCACCGAATATAAAACGCGTGATAGTATCCGGTTTGATAGTATTTATCAACGAGATAGTATTTATATGCTCGTAAAGGGTGACACGATCTATCAATACAAATACAAGTATCTGTATCGTTACCTAACAACAAATCGTACTGACACGATTCTTAAAACCGATTCTATTCAAATTCCCTACCCGGTCGAAAAACAGTTAAGTCGATGGCAATCTATTAAAATGGAGTTGGGCGGGTGGGTATTTGTTTTGGTTATTATATTAATTTTGTTGATAATAGGACGAACAATATAATAAGTGTAGAAATAAATTGTAATGGAAAGAGTTTCGTATATGTTTTTTATGTATTTTTGTTGGTATCAATAAAATAATATAGAAGCATGGATAAGTATTATATTGAATTAATAAAAAGTTTGGTGCCTTTAAAATATGAAGAGGGTCATTTTAGAGAGACTTTAATAAATGCTTTAGAAAATTATGAGGCATTGTTAAGATTATATAATGAAAAATTGTGTTCTGATATAGATAGCGTAATACGCTATGTTGAGGTATGTAATATGCAGATAAAGAAGTGTATAGATTCCTATTCTAAGGGTATGTATAGTGTTTCGTATCAGTGCATTGACAAAATTCTGTCGGACACTTTATATGATGATGAATATTTTATTGTCCCTCCTAAGTTTTCTTTTTATCGATCTAGGCTTTTTAAAACTAATGGGAGAATATCACATACAGAAATGTTCCATATTCCTTTTAATAAAAGAGGTAAAGTTGAAACACAGCGTTATAGTGCTCCTGGATATCCATGTTTGTATTTAGGATCAAGTGTTAACGCTTGTTGGGAAGAACTAGGACAACCTCGATTTGATGATATGATGGTATCTAGGTTTGTGGTTAAAGAGGCGTTTTCTGTTTTGGATTTAAGGATGCCGAAAGAAGAAGATTTGGAAGGTGACAAGATTGGCGTTGTGTTAAAAAAAATCCCTCTTATAATTAGTACTTCTATAAAAACCTTAGATCGAACAGCTTTTTATAAACCAGAATATATAATCCCTCAACTTATAATTGAATATATTATCACCAAAAATAGAATTAAGTATGAAAGTGGAAATAATAGATTGTTTGATTTTATTTTAGGTGTATACTATACGTCTGTACATATAAATGATTACTTCAATTTTCCCGATGAAACTTTCGATAATTTAGCATTGCCAGCTGTTCTTGTGGACGGGAATGAGACTTATTGTCAGTTACTAGCCTCTTGCTTTGAGTGGACCGATCCTACTTCATATAGCTATGAAAGTATCAGTGGAAAGTTTGGTCGTTCAATTGAACGAGTGACAAGTGATGTCGATTTAACGGAAAAAGAAGCAAATTATAGATTTTCAAAGATGGGAGAATTAGAAGAACGATTATCTACTTTTAAACTAAAAGGAATGCCTTATTGCTTAACTGATGCGAACAAAATTTTTATAGATAGTGAAGGGCGCGATTGTACCGTATATGTTCGTGCAAATGTTCCATGGACTTTTGAATAGGCGAAATAAATAAAATAAGCCCCGCAACGGCTCGAATTGCGGGGCTAGTGTCAAATTAAAACGCATTAGAGTATGCGGATCGAGCCTAATAAGTTAGATATATCCGATAGAGCATAGTTTAAACGCTCCTTTTCTTCTTCGCTGAACTTGCAGGGTTTGCCATTAACGATACATCCGTTTATCCTGTTATTTAGCCATTGCCGGGACTTACCGAAATATTTCTTAGCGATATACGACAAAGATATAACATCTTTAACTTCTTCTAATTGTTTGCGCACACTGATTTCGTGCTCTATCTCCTTTAATTCTTCATTGACTTCTTTATATCCGTTAAGGATAAAATCGGCTATAATATTTGCATCCTCTTTAGAGGTAAATCTATTCTTTATTTCGATAAACTTACTTTGATACAGAGCCTCATTCTCCAGTGTCGGATTATTTAGAAGCTCCTGTAATTTTTTTAATTCATCTTTTAATTTTTCCATATTTATAGTTTTTATTCCTCCCATTTCTGGGAGGAAGATTTTTACTTTTCTAGTTCTTTTAATGCTTTCTCGATGTTTTCGATGTTCTTTTCAACTCTTAGTTTTTCATCGAGAATTGCATTCATTTTCTTTTCATCTGCATCGCTGTTATTCTCAAAAACAAAGTCGAGCATTTTCTTTTTTGCTTTGTTCTGCATTAACAAGCTGATTAGATAATCTGTTTCGTTACTCATTGTTATTATGTGTTTTAATTTGACTCTACAAAGATAATATACATTTGTATATTGTGCAAGTTTTAAGCGTATTATTTTCGATAAATCATGCGCTGATCTTAGAAAACTCATTTATTAAGGTTGTTAGTATATAGTTTAGTTTGTTCCATTTATCAACATCGTTAACGTGATCAATAACTTTTCTTATTGTTTCGTCTGCGTGTTTGCGCATAAACTTCACATAGTTAAAAATGGGGCGATTCTTTTTAACCGATTGCCCAATGCAATACTCTAAAAGCTCTAAAGGTATATTTAACTCGTATCCGTGCTGCACAAACGATTTTCGAGCCGAATAGTACACTACTCTTTTATTTATTCCTAGATGATCGGCAAGCCTTTGAATTTGCTTTGTCACATAGTTGCGGAAATTATCATAAGAGTAATTATATGCAAAATCTAGCTTCCCATTTTTCCCAATCCATCTTTTTATTATTGGTTTAGCTTCATCGGGGATTGATATGCTTATTCTTTTCTCGCCTCTCTTGGTATGAGTTGTTTTGGTTCTGATATACTCTAGTACTTCGATGTTTCTAAAATCTACTTTCATTAAGTCTATCAGATTTATACCTCCTAGATAGTAGGAAAGCATAAAAATATCTCGCGCTATTCGCAAAGGTTTTTCCTGTACGTCGCAATTCCTTATTTTATTAAATTCCTCGATAGTAATATCTAGCTCCCGTACACTAGATTCCGGCATATTATAAAAAGCGAATGGATCAATCTCATACCGCACTATATTCTCCTTTTTAGCTGCATTTATGACAGCTTTAAAGCGCTTCATGTGCATACTTACTGTTGTATCCCCTAATCCTTTTTTGGTGCGTAGAAATTTCTCGAAATCAATTATCGTGTTAGGAGATAATGTTTCGAATTGAACTGCATCTGAAAATTTCTTTTCAAAGTATTTTTTAGAACGTTCGTGTAGTCCGGCTGTTCCTTCCCTTCCTTCTTCTCTTAAATCGTCTATATATTCCTGCCAACGCTCGGACACGGTTGTTCCTGCCGATTTATAGCGTGAAAGATATTTGCGAATTTGGGTACACGAAAAAGCATCAGTGTTGATTCTGTCTATTGCTTCTTGATATTCGTCTAATAAAGTTCTGAGTTTTTTGTTAATGAGCACCGCGTCGTCTCTACCTACTACGCGCCCGTTTTTAAATTGTTTGGTGTTCTCTACTATGAAACGCGTTGCTATATAACGTGTTTCGTGTTTGTGATTAATCGCTACGCGAATTTTGTGTGTTCCGTCTACTAAGACCTTCGCCGGAACAACGGTTAAAGATAGTGAAATCAT